TGTTATTACATTAACCCCTATATTCGTATCTTTACCCCCGCCAACACGATATTTAACAAACAATGTTGTATTAGATTTTGGTATTTCACCCAATGATGTATTATTTAAAAATGTTGCTAAATTAACTTGCATACTTCCAGATATATAACTGTCCAAATTACTCATTGGATCCACATTACCCGAGCCAAAAGTTAAAGAAAAATATCCTTCGGGTGAATATTCAGTATAAAATTTAGTTGTAACATTAACATAATCACCAGCTTTAAAATTTTCACTATCGGATGCTGATGTTGGATTTTCAATAAAGACCTTATCTTCAATTAATGATTTAACTTCATACCATTTATTTGTTGATAACATAAACTCATCCGTTGTTGGATTGGATCCATAAGTTGTGCCATCTTTATGAATAACCGATGTAACGCCCAAAACATTTTTTTCGGGAAGATATATTTTTAAAAATGGTTTTTGGTCTAAATCGGTAATGACTTTTCGATAAATTCTTGATACTCCATTAACAACCGCCTCCCTTTTTGTAATAGTATATGATATTAATTGATTGTTATTATTAAAATTTGGTATTTTTAACCTATTTGAATCTCCTCTACTATTGAAGGGGCTTGAAAAATCAATATCTTCAACAATTTCAAAAACTTGACCTCCACCAGAAACTTGGGATCCAGCTTTTAGTATTCCTTCATACCTTTCGTCATCTTTATCACCTCTAACAGGAACATTTATACTAAAATCGCACAAAGCAACAGATGGCCTTGGTCCTGGTAATCTAATTCCATATGTTTTAGCAATAAAAAATAATGCTTGCCTCTGCTGAGCAAAATCCAACATTGTTTCCTGCCATACTCTATCAATATGAAAATGTAAATTATCTGTCACGGCAGCATTTAGGTCCAACAAGACAGAATAAATTGATGCGTCATTAAAATTAGAAATTAAATCGGGATAATATTGTTTTGTTAATTTAACCAGCTCATCTCGAAGACCAGCAAAATCCCTTGTTGTGTATGATATTCCTTTTGACATCTATTTTGTATTATTTATCAAATTTATATTTCTCACTTCCTATCGGAACGGGAGGAACAAAGTTCTTTAACCCATCTTTTATCATAATATCAAGAAGCTGTGTTGCTAATTGCCGATTTCCGCCAAAAGTTTCATCAACAATATTTGGCCCAATCCCCTGTCCGCACCATTGTGGCGTACACATAATAGCTCTCATACCTCTTTCGATAATATATTTTTTTAAAACTTCAGATGTTTTTGGACCCTTTTTACCATCAACAACTAGTTTGGCGTTATATAACTTATTTAATAATCCCTGAACTCCTTTTATTTTACGTATGTCAGGATATGTGTCAGGAATCTTAGGATCTCTCTTATTTGTTTGTTTTAGCTGACTAGTCATAATCCTTTGTAACTGTTGTTCTGTAATGATTATTTTTTTCATTTTTAAATGTTTATTATTATAAAATCTGATGTTGAAAATGCTCCATTATTAACTGTATAATCAATTTTAACTTTTGCTGTATATGGTTTTGAAGAATCATCTGAAACTCTAAATAATCTTGAATCCTCTTCTTCACTAGGCGTTGATGTATTTTCAGGATCATCTTCGGCCGACATTACTTTTATTGAATTTATATCCAAATTAGGAATATATTTTTTTACTCCTTCTCTTATTTCATCTTCTATATGATTAAATGTAACAATATCATTTGGCTCAAAAATATATTCATATAATCTAGTTCCAAAATCAGGTAAAAAATACCGGCTGCCTTTTCTTGATAATAATAAATGTATAAGATTTGCTCTTACTTCTCTTTCAGGAGTGGCCGTCATTTTCACATAATTTCCGAGTGCACTGTCCCTAAATGGATAATCTATGCCATATGTATTCATATTTCATAAATATTATGAAATAAAAAAATCGCAATATTCTAATATTGCGACTTACAAAATAGAAAATTATCTTATTTTTCTATCCTCTCGTGCTTTTTCATCCATTCTTCAATATAAGATCCGTCATTACTGACAAATCCATCATGACAATCAACTTGAAAATCTCTGACAAGCTTTTGAAGATCTTTTGGGGTTAAAAAATACCCCTCAACATAATTGTCATGTTCTAAAATTTTGTACTCTGCTGGTATCATATTAATTAAAATTTAAATATAAGCTCCGTCTGGAATATTCCTTGGAGTAAATGATCCTTCTATCCGCTTCAGAATATTAGATATTTCAATTTTATTCTGTTCATTACTTTCTTTCCCATATAATTCAGTAAGTTTTTTACGGACAACACTTCTCAAAGGTTCAATAGGGTTAAACCCTAAAAGAGAATCCATCATCATTGGAAATGATCTTTTCATTTCATCAAATGATGAAGTTGCCATAATTTTTTCTGTTTGGTCTTTCATATACTGCTCCATTCCTGGATCTTTTTCACAAAGTTCTTTGAACCTGTCAATTTCTTCTGTTAATGTTTTCTTTTTCATATTATCCGCATTTTGAATTGCCACAACCCATACAAACTAAACATCCTTCTTTAAATTGAAGATTATCACTTCCACACTCAGGACACTTACCTTTACCTTTTTCTCCATCTTTAATATATTTTTTTATTACACGAGCCACTCCATTTTTCCATGTATTAATATAATCTTCTTTGAAATTCAAAGAATCAATTAATTCATAAACATAAACAATCGGCATCTTATGCCTTAAAACACCCGATATAAACTTAGCATAATTCCAAAATTCGGGATTAAATGCCTGATTTAGCCCAGTATGGACTTGTTTTTCACCGTTACCATCAATATACTCAATATCATATCTTTTCTTTGTAACTTTAATTAATTTACCATCATCATTTTTTTCTTCAACCTCAAATCTATTTTTAACAACTTCACATTCTTTTATATTAACTGGTAAATATGCTAACCCATTCTCAAGTTTACCAGTAAAAATCTCATAAGGCCTTCCATCTTTTATACCAACAACAGCAATCCACTTTTCAAGATTATTTTGAAAACGATGAATTTCACCTTTTAATCTTTTTGGACGCTTAGGTACATTTATTTCATATGGCTCATTCTTTTTTTCATCTGCTCCGATTAAAACGCCACTACGAGATCCATCACGATAAACAGTGATTCCTTTACATCCACTTTTCCATCCAGTTTCATAAACTTTTGCAACAAGTTCCTCTGTTGCTTCTTTTGGAAGATTAACTGTTACCGATATACTATGATCGACATGTTTCTGTAATCTGCCCTGCATTTCAACCTTTTTAATCCAATCAACATCATTTGAGGTTGCTTTATAATATGGAGATTTTTTTATAATTTTATCAAGTTCATCTTTATCCATAGATTGAACTTTAGTAATATCATACCCATTTATTTCCAGCCACATTTCAAATTTATGATGAAATACGGGATATTCCTGCCAAGCAATACCTTCATCATCAACAAAATCTATACGTATATCTTTTTCTTGTGGATTAATTTTTCTGCGCCTCATATATATAGGCAGAAAACATGGCTCAATTCCTGATGTGGTTTGTGTCATTATACTAGCAGTTCCAGTCGGGGCAATTGTAAGTAAAGCGATATTCCTGCGACCATATTTAGCCATATTTTTATATAATTCAGGATCTTCTTCTTTAATACGGAGAATAAATGGATTATTCACCTCACGTTTTACGGAGAATATTGGAAATACTCCTCTTTCTTTTGCCATTGTAATTGATGAACGATAAGCACATAATTTAATTGTTTTATGAACATCTTCACTAAAATCCGTAGCTTCATTTGTTCCATATCTAAGTCCCAAAGCCGCAAGCATATCTCCTTCCCCCGTTACGCCAAGACCGGTTCTACGGCCTCTATTTGTTTTATCTTTAATTCTTTCCCATAGTTTAAGCTCACATAATTTTAAAGACATATCCTCTGGATCTGACTGGATTTTAGCCATTATTGCATCAATTTTTTCTAGTTCCAAATCAATAATATCATCCATAAGCCTTTGAGCAATGATTACATCTCCAGCAAATACGTCCCATGCAAAAGTTGCATCTTTTGTAAATGGATGTTCTACATATCCAAATAAATTTATTGCTAATAAACGGCAACTATCATCATTACAAAGAGGAATTTCGCCACATGGATTTGTACTTGTCGTTTCATATCCCAAATCTGTATAACAATCAGGTATGCTTTCCTCAATAATTTTATCCCAAAAAAGAATTCCTGGCTCTGCAGATTTCCACGCATTAAATATAATTTTATTCCATAGTTTTTGTGCATCAATTTTTTTAAAAAACTTATTTTCGCTTCTTAAAATGTTTGTATACATTCTATCAAGTTGTAATTGTTTTATATCCTCATCATTTAGATGCTCAGGACGCGTATCAACTGGAAAGCATTGTAAATATTCGTTATTTATATTATTCAATGCACTACTCATAAAATCATCATGTAATTTAACCGATATGTTTGCACCAGTAACCTTACCCTGTGTTAATTTAGCATCGATAAATTTTTCGGAATCTGGATGTCGTATTGAAATGCTTTCCATTAATGCTCCTCTTCGGCCATCTTGTGCCACCTCATTCGTACTATTTGAATATCTTTCCATAAATGGAACAACGCCAGTAGATGTTATTGCGCTATTCTTTACTGGACTTCCTGTTGGCCGAACAAATGATAAATCTAACCCAACCCCTCCACGTCTTTTTTCTAATTGTACAACTTCCTGGTCCAGTTTTAATATTCCTCCATAACTATCAGAACTACCATCGTTTCCGATTACAAAACAATTACTAAGCGAAACCACTTGAAGATCATTTCCAATCCCCGACATTGGGGATCCTTGCGGAACTAATCTATTAAAATTTTTGAGTGTATTATATATTTCTTCTTCAGAAATAGGATTTTGGTATTTTAATTCAATTCTTGCTAATTCTTTAGCAATTCTTCGATGCATATCATCGGGTGTCAATTCATAATAATTTTTTTCATCTTTTAAACAGTATTTTTTAACCCAAACATCTGTTGCTAATTCATCTCCTTTAAAATATTCTAATGTTGCTTTTAATACTTCTTCTTTAGTGTAGGCTTTATAATTTTTTTCGGTCATGTATATATTAGGTTTATCTCAAATTTTATTGTCTCAACTCCTTATATAACTACTAACTTTATCCGCTATTAATTCCTATTTTATCAACTTTTTGTTGATTCTTTAATTTACTCATCTTATATACTTCAGCCACATGCTTACGATTTAATTCATCAAGAGTAAGTTGAGACTTATCTGGCGGATTTAATATCTCAAATGGACCATTATCAATCGTTATATCCTCAATAGGCGGAAGTTCAATTTCAATCTCTTTTGATTCTTCAAAATTTTGAAGTTGATTTAAATTTTCATTTACTTGCTCTTTCTCATCAAGAGTTTTACTGACTGCAGATTCTAATTTTAATCTACTTTCTTCAACCTCTTTTCTTACTTTACTTTTTCGTTCTAGTGATTCTTTATAGATATCAGCAGCATGCTGTTTTTTGGCTTCAGCTCTTTCTTCTTCATGACCAAGTAATGTATTTTGAGCATCAGTATCAAATTGAAGATATTCATTATCAAATTTACAATTTTGAAAAATGATTCCGTCTTTTCCGATACGTGATTTAAGTAATGTAATATTAGCAAGATTATGTTCTTTTTGCGGAAGAGTTTTTGCAATTGAAATTACAACATGTCCGATCTGTGCTTTTTTAATCGAACCGCCCATTTGGTCGGTTGTAACTACTTCTGCTGCGATACTTTCACGATTACCTTGGGTGGCGGTCCAAATCGCAATGTTAAATTCGCTTGCCATTGCTTCTAGAGTTCTTGTAATTGTTCCTTCACCTTTCCATTCCTCACCATTTTCAATTGATTTTTCAAGAGAAATACAATCAAGATAATCCAGAATTAACAAATCAATTTTTTTTCCTTCTGATTCGAGCTTTCTTATTTTGTTTCTGATATCTGCAACCGAAATTCCAAATGGCGATAGCTTTAATAAGTATAAACGATTTTTATGACTTTCTGTTAATTCTGTCACTCTTCGAACAACTTCATCCTCACTTTTTTGCTGATCATCTGGTGCAATCCCTGTCCAAATTGTATAGTGCTTTTTACGAATTTCATTTGGATTATCCTCAAAAATTATTTGTAGAACTGAAGCATCATATATATACCCAGCATTTGCAAACTTAGTTAATATGGTTGTTTTTCCAATTCCTGTCGGAGCGAGAATTATTCCCAATTCTCCTCGAGCTAGTCCACCTTTAAGAAGAGCATCAATACCATCAATTCCTGTTGGAAATGGAACTCTTGCATCTTTTTGTAATGATTCACGAACATTTGTACTAATTTCTGTAATATCATCAGTTGTTGCTCCAACTTGTAACGCATCTGTTATAAGAGTTTCGATCCTATTATATTCTTCAAATGCTCCATTTTGAATAATTTCATCTGATTCTTTAAGAGCTTTTCTTACAACCTGTTGTCTACAAAAATTTAAAGAAGTCTTTTTAATATACTTATTATCTTCAATTATTAGGTTTTTTATATCAGCAAGTGTATCTATATGAACTTTTCCCGATGTATTAACATTCTCTGCCAATATTTTTTGTTGTAAAGTATCATAACTTGGAATTACATTATATAACTCATAGAGTTCTTTGATGTTTTCCATAAGATACTTAAAATATGGTCCATCAAAGTATGAACTTTTTATAACATCTATAATGACGACAGCAAATTTTTTATCTTCAATAATAGTTTTAAGTAATCCCTGTTGAAATGTTGTTCCGAGATATCCAAAATTTTTTTCATTCATATTTCTTACCTTTCAATTTCCTCTTATTTTAGCTCATATTGTAGATATGAGTTGGTTAATTTTCTGGACGACAGCACATTAGTCAAATCTG